GAAAAGGTTGGTAACGTTTGTAGCACTACCCCCTACTATTCGGTCTACTCGCAGGTAGTATTCGTAGCCGTAGTTATTTGTCGTGGTACTTCCGCAGATATTGCAACTGGTTCCGCTCGCTGCGGCGTTGTAGTTTGTTGTGCATCCGCTACAAACTGCCGAGCAGTTCCTGTTAGAACGTCCCGTACTTCCACAACTCCCACCGCAGGTTGTTGAAGAATAACTACATGTAGCACTGCCGCATTTCCTGCTTGTTGAGGAACCTGAGCAAGAAGTTGAACAACTGGTGCTTCCAGCATTCGTACTTCCGCAACTAACTTTATTTCCAGACCCTGAGCAGTTCATTGAAATTCCGCTAGTTACGCTAGTGCAGGATGACCCGCAGGATGCATAGGTGTAAAGAAGATGCGTCCCATTTCCGCCAAGTTCTGCACATGTATACGATGCAGCACTGCATGATCCACTTGAGCAAGAACCACACCCGCTGTAGTTTTGGTCTACGGCTGTGGAGGTTGATTTAGAACACCCTGAAATGTTGGCAACGTTGCACCCACCAAAAGAACAATCAGTACAACTGTTGCAGTTAGTTGTCTGACTGGCAAGGTATCGGTTTGACCTGAGCCAAGCCATCCAAAAATTGGTAGAGTCTTTTACCCAGAATGCTATTCCTGCGCCATTTTGATTATTTGTTGACATCAAAATATTAGCGTTGGGCTGACCATTGCTAATCCACGATGGCGATTCAGTAGTGCCGTTGTTCAGCGCAGTATTTGAGTTAATCTGCCAATTTGATGCGTTCTGCCAAGCCAGCGTAGCGCCAGTTTCCGTAGACCCCAGCGTGCCGACGGCAGTATCTGCGCGTGTGAATGTATCAGAAACTGTAATAGCCATTAGTAGGTTGCTTCAACAGTTACCGAAAGGTCAGCGCCAGATGATCCAGCGCTGACAATTTCAACTTGTAGTGTGTCGCCAACGGCAAGCGATGTAACCGTGGATAGAGAAGTTGTAACAACTGCAGCGCCCACTGAGGCACTGGTGTTGCCATTTGTTGCGCCGTTTTTTACGAGTCGGTATGTGACCGCAGATCCGCCGCCCGCATATGCTAGGGCATTGACAAGTGTGCAAGCAACGGGGGAAATGAACCTCGGCTGCTTAACTCCAGTAGATAGAGTTCCAGCAATGTGAAATGAGATTGGAATTCTAAGCCCATCAATCTTTGTCTTGTCCGCCGCGCTCATAGAGCCAGCGACAGAGGTTGTTGCTGCCACGATTGTCAAAACGTTTGAGGTAAGGTCAAGCGGCGCGGTTGCAGTAATGGAACTTGCCCCAGTAAACTGGGTGTAGACTACGTTGTCTGTTCCAATTTTGATTGCGCCAACTGGAACAGTTGAAGTCCCTACGGCGGTCATTACAAAGCCGTCGTTTGCGTTTGCCGTTCCGTTTAGACAGAAAACAAAGTCTCCAGCGTTCAACTCACCAGCAGGGCTGTTGTTTGCGTCGTCGGTTCGGGTAAGAACAAAAGGAGCAGCACCGCTACCAACGGTGGTAACCTTGTAGATTCCATTCTCCGTCTGAGTAGTTTGATTTTTGACAAGAATTCGGTCGTTGAGCGCAGCGGAGTATGAGTCAATGCTGATTGCGCCATTAGAGGAGGCGGTTAGTGTCGCTCCGATGCCCAAGCCTCCGCTCGCATCTGAGGTTCCGTTTGCGTAGGTCGCAGAAAGGTTTGCCGTCGTTGCTGCCTTGACCGCTTCATGGGCGTGAATCCCAGCAGAAATGTTGTCCGCATACTGTTTTGTTACAGCGTGCATGGCGGTGCTGGGGTCTGTGCCAAGAGTAATCTGGTTAACAGCGGTGTCTCCGCTCGCGTCCCGTAACACGATGGTGCTTGCAGTCGCGGATGCCGTAGCAGTAGTTTGGTTGTTGAGGACGGTAAGGGTATTGCTGCTGCCGCTGATTGTTTTGTTGGTAAGAGTCTGAGTCTCTGAAGCGCCAACTACGGCTGTCACACCGTGAGTTGAAGTATCGCCTTCGTGAGTTGTGAGCGCGCCAGCGGCGGTAGCCTCAGCAGCAGACTGAGCGTTGTTTGCCTTTGTCGTTACGCCGCTAGGGGTGTCAAAAGAATATGACAATGATGTCCAAGTGCTTGAGCCGTTACCAATCTTGATTTTATCGTTTGTGGTATCAAGACCAATTTCCCCACTGTTTAGGGTGGGGTTTACTGACGCCCAGTTTGCCGCTGTATCTCGTCGCAACTTGATAATATTTGCCATGGCTACTTGAACTCCTTCTTTGACCAGAATTGCACCTTGTAGGAATTAAAAATCCTAGTAAGGTGTTTTGAGGTCACTTTGTTCGCTTCTGTAATTTCTGCTTCTCCGCCTATTTTCATCTCCCACGATTCTCTTTTGAATGGAATAACCTGAACCATTGGAGTCCCTGCTGGAATAAGACCAGTAAAGTTAGGGTCTATTAAAGTAAACGGCAAATTTATTTCTTGCGTGTAGGTGTCTGTGTCAACAACCGCAGGAAGGCAGTTAAAGTATCCATTTGAGTTGTGCATCGGAGAGACAATAAGAACAGAATAGCCTTGGGGCGTTTTAATCATCCACGGATTGTTGAACTTTGGGACATCCTTGCTCTTGGGAACGGATGGATGTTTTCCTACCTGACCATGAGAGTGACTTGTGACCTTAAAGCCGTGTCCGCGTGCAGCGTAGGTCTGGTCATGATCATTTTCTGGAACCTCCACCCACACATCTGAGGGTGTAAACAAAATATAGCCAGCCGTTATTGCATCTAATACTGGAACGCACTTTTTAATAGTTGCGTTTGGATCTCCGCTTTGGTCGGCTCTCTTTTCCAAGATCACAGATTCTTTGCTATTCCCAAATCCGCCATACGACTGCATTTTTGTAAACCACTCTGGAATGTTTTGACTGGCTGGCTTTGGGTAAAACTCTGGGTCAACGTAATGCTTTGAAGTAAACGTTATGTTTTTCATTTTTATGCTCCCCCTCCGTCAATTGTGACGTTATTTGTGTCTCCCCATGCAGGGTCAGTCCCGTTTGTGGTAAGAAATTTACCGCTGTGGCTTGTTTGAACTGGGAGAAGGGCATTGATCGCCTCCCCCACAGTGTCCTGACCAGTGCCTCCATACGCAATCCCGATTGTAGTTCCATTCCATGTGCCAGCAGTAACCGTTCCAACAGATGTAAGCGAAGAGGAAACAACAGCGCTGCCAAGTGATGCTGCAGAAAGAACGTCAGTTCCATCAATTTTATATGATGCACCAAGGCTTATATCAGCCCCCCCTGAAGTAACCGTAAGACCGTCGTAGAGCGAACTGCCGCCGTTTGCAGTTACCTGAATAACGGCTTTTGTTCCCCTGTTGCTATTTGTATGGTTCTCTGTGGCATCAAACTTTAGTGAACCACTGTTTGTGCTTGGAAAGTCGCTTGTTCCATATCCTAAAACGCTAACTTTTCCGAGCGTGTCTCCTGATTGAACTGCGCTTGGTGATGCCGCTGTTCCGCGACTTAGGCGAGTTGCAAAAGTACCGCTCACCCCAGTCCCGTGTGCGTCTACTAGTGCCGCCGTAGAACTTGAGTCTACGCCGACCGCATGGACTACTGCTCCTGTAACTCCGCCAATCCCAATCGGAGTTGAGGCGTTGTTGTCTACGGTAAGCGTCCCTCCCACCTTGGGATCTGTCAGTGTTTTGTTTGTAAGAGTTTGAGTCCCCGTGAGGGTGACATCGCCAGAACCAGCGCCGCTTGGAGCAAGGTCTACCCACGCACCACTGATGCGCGAGTAGACCTTGTTGTCTGTCGTGTCGTAGTAAACGTCTCCGTCTGCTGGGGCGGATGGAGCCGTAGCGTACTTTGGGAGATTTAATGACGCAGTAAACTTGGGCATATAAACCCCCCTTGGTTATTAGCCGATTACGACGATACGGTAATCCCCAGCAACGCTGCACATTACGGTAATGGTGTTTGTTGTTGCGGTAACAACGTCAGCGATGACGTAGTTATCTGAAGAGTCGTATGCGCTAAACGTTACGTCCTTTGTTCCAAGGTTGTGCGTAATGGTCTTGGTCTCGCCAGCAGTCCACGTTCCCGTGAATGCATAGCGGGTCATGAAGCCAAGGTTTGTCTTAGCGCCAGCAGCAGTGCCAGAACCAGTACCGCCGTCTGCGATAGCGATGTCAGTACCATTCCACACGCCTGTGGTAATCGTCCCAACTGACGTAAGGCTTGAGCCAGTTACCCCAGAGGCGAGCGTGGTTCCGCTAAGGACTTCCGTGCCATTTACCCTGTATACCTTGCCCGTGAGCAGGTTGAGGTCTTCAGATGAAGTCCACGAATCTGTGGCATCTACCCAGTTAAACGTCTTGTCGGTTGTACCCTTGAGGGTGATGCCGCCCCCGTCAGCGCCAGCATCCGTTGGGCTTGTGACAGATCCAAGTTCAATGTTCTTATCGTCAACCGCCACCGTTGTTGAGTTGACCGTTGTGGTTGTTCCGTTGACCGTAAGGTCGCCAGAAAGCACAAGGCTTGTACCTGTTGCTACCCCAATATTTGGCGTAACAAGGGTTGGGGTGTTGGCAAATACCAGAGCGCCAGTGCCAGTCTCGTCAGAGATGACGCCAGCAAGTTCTGCTGAGGTCGTCGCGGCAAAGACGCTCAGTTTGTCGGCTGAACTTGCCTTGCCAGCGGCAAGGTCATACGCGGACTTAACCGCAGTAGGCGTTGCGGCGAGGACGCTGCTGGTCGTAGAGGTTGAGTCGCTAAGGGTTACAGCGCCCTTGACGCTTGTTGTAGCGTCAGCAATGGAGATAGCGGGGGTCGTTCCGCCCGTTGAGGCGATTGCGCCAGTGCCAGTAACCGCAGTGACAGTTCCGCCGCCGACTGAAAGAGCAGTCCAAGCAGCCCCGTTGTAGTACTTGAGAACATCAAGAGTCGTGTCGTAGGCGATCTGACCCTCAACCGCAGGGGAGATCGCGTTGATCTGTGTGGTTGTTAGGTTCTGGATTCGGGCGTTCTGGAGTTCGTTTTGACTGAGGTTAAGATTTGCGAGAAACTTCGTAGCCATCGTATCTCCTTAATTCAACAATGCTTGCCCTGAGAAAGACCCAGAGAACGTCATGATTATACGGTTATTTGAGAAGTAATTGATTTCTCCAAAAACAAGACCGCCCGTGCTGTCAATCACCGACACCGAAGGGTAGGCGGCGAGGTTGTGGGTGATGTCCCAAACGCTCGCTGGCACATTTTGGTTGTAGACAAAGGTGGCGTGTGAGACTCCAGCAGCCCCAGCAGCGCCCGTGGCTCCCGTAGCACCAGCGGCTCCAGCCACGCCCTGAGCGCCTACCGTGCTGATCGTTACCGACTGGGCAACTGGGGAGACGATAACCGTTTCATTCTGATCAACGATCTCAACGGTCTGGGTGTTCTGGGTTACGGTGACGCTCATCGCGTGACCTCTGGCGTGATGACTGCTCCTCCCTCAATGAGACGAGTCACTACCCCTCCAGAAGAGACCAATTCAAGATCGTAGACACCAGTCACTGGCGCTGTAAGCGCTGCGGTCTGAACTGCAGTAGCCGTCACCGTGATGGTTCCAGCCGCGCCGCCAAGCGCAATGCCGCTGTTGGCTGTCGTAAGCGAAAGCAAAACGGTATCGGAGGAATGATGCGTCCGAACCGACAGGCGAGCCGTATAACCCGTTAGGTTGATCGCCGTTCCCGACGAATCTTTCCAAGTTGCGACGAGTGAAAGCGTCGCCCCCTGCTCAATCCTAAGCGTGTATTCGCCAGCCACTGTTACTTGCCCTGCTTAACAATCTTGCGACCAAACGAGGTCACAATAATAAGCGTGTCGCCATCCTTGCGCTCTGCAAGAACAACTTCACCCTCTGCCAAGTCAAGATCAGCCTTCTTTGGCTGTTCCTTCACTGGCGCTACCTGTGGCTCCCGTGCCTCCGTTGCGATTTCCTTGTCTTTGGACATTTATGTTCTCCAATTCTTTGTTCTGTCTATTTTCCCAGTCTGGGTAAACGAGATCAATCACCTCCGCAATGGAGATTTCCTTCCCGTTCAAAACCATGATAGCCGCCCTTCGGTTTCGGGTGTAGAACCAAGCAAGGCTTGCAATATAAAAGTTCCCAGCCTCATAAGAAATCGGCTTTAATGCCACCCAGTCGCGAACGCCGTAGCGGTTTAATTCGGTTAACAAAGCGCCCAGCCGCCCAGTAGCCCCAGCGTGCAGGGTGCATTCCTCCCCGTCCTGAGATCGCACCGTGCCGATCAACTCCCAGCCAGAATCAAGCAGGTCGTTATCTTGGTAGATCTGAATTTCTAGTTGCATTTGGTCTCTCCTAGTTCTGCGGCTCGCCGCTCAATGGAAGAGCAGGGATCTGCCCTTCAATTCTGTTCGGGTCTTCCCTTACGCCAATAATTGGGCTTGTAATGTTTGCGTCCAGCAGCGACTGACCTTCGTCAAACGCGCCACGAATAGTGGCGTCAGCATTTGGCGACAGCGGGTTGTATTCAGCGCCCGCAAGAGTGTCCCAACCCATGAATTCCCCAGACCTAAGCATCCAGATCATTCGGTAGAAGAAACCCCTTGTCTTGCTCGCTCCAGCCAGAGTTGTGAGTCGGACATATAATTCGCTCCTGTTTGACCAGAGCCTGAGCAGCACCTCCCTCGCCCTTGGGGTAAGGGCTACACCGCTTTGGCTTGTCATAAATGGAGACTCGTTTCCTCCCGCATAGTCCAGATGCACCTCTGGATTTGGGAACGCAAGCCCGTTGTCAATTGGCACAATGTTGTACTTCTCCCATAGTGCGCCAGTTCGCTGTCTAGTAACTGGATCAATCGGGTAGCCATCGCTGTCAAATGCTGGCTGGGTTGCAGTTGGAATTGGAGCAATAAGATAGTTTCCACCGTGGCGGTCGGTGTTCCCGATCAAGGCTTCAAAGACACTCATAAGGTCAAAGTTGTCCGCCGTTTGAGGATCTCTATTCCTTTGGCTGCTATGCCCGCTCGGAAAGCCCTCCAGCCAGTCCATAACCAGCGCGGTATTTTCCCCAAGCGTTTCCGAACCAGCCCTAATGTCTGGGAGTTCCCTGAGATACGCTTGCGCCTTGCGAATAAACAATCCACCCAACTCGTCAACAACTTGCGCCGCCCTCTCAGACCAAAGGTCTGCATATTTACCGATTCCCCATCTACTACGAGGATCTGAGGCGTACATGCTGGAAAGGGATTTAATGATGAACTTGTGACCATCCCACTCCCCCCTCCAAGGTTTGTTGATGCTGCCAGAGCCTAGGGATTTCGGATTGTTTGGCGCAACAAGTTCTGTTGTCGTCACGCCCATAATCGTCTGCTCTACGCCCTTCATGATGCCGTCAATTCGGTCGCGATATTGTTCAATCTCACTCTGCAACTTGGCATCCGTGACGCCAAGGAATTTGTTCTTTGGGATAGCCTTGAGCGCAGCCTCAAGATCCTTGTCCAAGAGACTTAACGTTTCTTCATACAACTCATCAGAAACAGGCTTTATTGGCTTTCCCTTCGCCAAGATGCGGAGCCTCTGCTTCTCTGCCTCAATCGCTGAACGCTTTGCGCGGATGAGTTTGCGTGCTTTTGCCGCCCACTCTGCAGCCTTCATGCGCCCGCCAATAAGTTCAGCGTTATTTTGGTTCAGCGCATCAACAATTTGCTTTCTGGCAAGCGATTGACGCTCTAGTTGCAAGTTGACAAGATGGTCTCGCACAGCCTTTGCAACAAGGCGAAGTTTCTGTGGCGTGTATGGCGCGGCTTCATCATAATCCGCCTCTGGATTCCTTAGCCGACCATACTTTCTCCACTTAGACGCGATAGCCATTCCAGCGCCGTCTGCTGGGATGTCGCTCATGCCGCGCCTTCCAAACTTAACCAATTTGCTGTTGATTGACGCGAGAACTGCAGGGATGAAAACGTCTGCCTGATAATCTCCGCCAAGAATTGTCCCTGTTGGCAGTTCACCTTGCGCGTGGGCAACATAGACGTCAAGTATCCCTTCAAACTCTGGAGTTCCACGCTGGTATCCAAGCGCTTCTACAATGGGCGCAATCCTTGCCCTGATGATGGCTTGTCGCTGCTCTGAGTGGTCTTTTGTCGCAGCAAGAATCAAATCGTAGGCTGCCTTAGCGTCTGGGCTTAGGCGAGTATCCCACTCGTATGCATCAAGAAGTTGCGTCGCCTCCCACAGTTCTGGAGTCATCTTTACCGTGCCAAACGCATCTTCTGAAAGAACTGTCCCGTCGCTTGCGCCAGCGGGCATGTTCTTTGCCGCTTCGTCTGCAATGATCTCTAGCAGCGTTGCCTCAAGTTCATACCAAGAAACGTCTACTGGCTTTGTCGTCCAAGAGGCATCCTTCTTGAGCATTTGACCCTTGAACGGAGCGAGAGAACCCATCAGTTGCCTCTGCTGGTCTGTTGTATATGCGCGAGAAAGGATTGCCCGCAAGATAAATGAAGGGTCTTGAACCATTCTGTTGACAAGATCCACTCTCGCGTCAACGGCAAGCGAGCGCTCCTTGTAGAAGACTCCCATCGCTTCAGGCGATGCGGTCGTCGGTGGCTGCTCTGGCATTGGGATGATCGTTTCAGCAAGAGCCGACAGATCTACAAAATCTATTGGTCTTGTTGCATAGCGACGATTAGTTGCGGATAGGGTGTCTAGAATTTTGGCATAGTGAGGGTTCCCTGCCAGTGCTGGGTTCTCTTTCATTCGCAGCGTTGCACCGTCAAAATCTCTTTTGTTCTCCCAAAACGGGCTTGCAACAACCTCTGATCCGTCTTGCAAGCGTGGAATGGCAAGGAGCGCCGCAATAAGAGGGTCGCTTTCGCTTGCCCCGCGCTCAACTGCAGCCCTTGCCACTGCTCGCAGCACATCCTCAAATTGGAGCGGGTCGTTAAGCGCGTCTCTCGCAACTCCATCAGCGAGCAGGAGGGCTGACTTCTTTGCTGAAGACTGGAGTTCCTTTGCTAGACTGAGCGCGCTAAATGATGGCAACTCAGTCGCGCTTTGATCCTCAGTAACCCGAAGCCGACCAGAAACTCTTGGGGATTGTCTTGCATCCGACCTGAAGGAGAGCGTTCGGAACAGTCCAGCGTTGGCAAGACCAAGCAATTGATTGCCGACTGCGAGCCGCAGAATTTGCGTAAATCCAGCATCGCCCTGCATCGCAACCTCGTTGATCGCCCTAAACGGGAGGCTTGTGTCTTGAAGGAGAATCTCCCCAGCACCCATCGGAGCGTTCGCGTCGTAATAGTCAACCGTTGCAGGGATCTCAACGACTGTTCGTTGATTCAACTGCTCGTAAGTCACGCCGTCTTCGCCAAGAGGCGCTGGAACGAGGAGCGTTAACTTCTTCGCAGCAGAAACGGCGACACCAGAATCTTCAAGGGCAATGCTCGCCATTCCGCTTCCAAGACCGTCGCGCATCCCGTTCAGGGAAGTCCTGCTGCTAACAAGCACTGTCAAAAGATCTGCGTCGTATAACTTCCGTAGCATGGCAACCCGCTGCTCGCCAAGCACCTGCTCTGGCGTAATGCCGCGCTCCTGAGCAAACTGCATCAAGTCAAGGGCGTCTGCTCCGTTGCTCTCTGCAAACGGGTCTAGTTTTCCTCCGAATCCAGTGTACTGGGCGTCTTTAACGCCGCCGCCAGTCAGACCATGCACTCCAAACAGCCTTCGGAGGATAAGCAACCGTGGGAGTTGCGGATTTGCAGCAATGATCCTTTCCGCAACTTCACCAAACACAGTGTTCTTTAGTTTTTCGGCTCTCCACAATGCGAAATCTTCATTCACATCAAGACCAAGGGTCTTTAGTTTCCTTCGCAACGCAACGGTTTCAACTGAGTTTCTAATTGTGCTGTCAACATCGCTAAACCCGCTCGCCCAGTCAACAATGTCCTCAAACTTCCTGTTTGAATCACCATAGCGGTTCGTCGCGGTTTCGTATGTCGCCCGCTCCTCATCGGTCAACTGTTCTCCGCGTCGCTTTTTATTGGCGATCAGGATTAACTGAGGCAAAATAGCATCAGCATCGGCGATAGAGGCTGGCGGCGTCTCCCAGAGGACTACAGGGTCGGCTCCTTCTGCGTTAGGCGTCCTAAGTGACCCGTCCTCAATGAGTTCCCCAAAGATGTTGAGGTAGAAATTGTCTTTTGGCTTGTACGTCCCAATTCGCTTGTTGAATGGCAGTAATTTTGCTGGATTAAATGCTCCAGACTTCTGGTAATAGCCAAGAAGTTTCTCTAGATGCGAAAGAAATGGCACTGCGACATCCCTGCTATTGATCGCGGGAGGCAACACAAGCACAGGGACTTCCGTCTCCCTTGCCAGCCTCCACCCGCCAAGTGCGTAGTGCGTTTTTGTAAGGTTTACGTCGTATACGCCTGTCTTGTTGTGCAGGAAGTTAAAGATATTATCTACCCCGACAATCTTACCGTCAGCAGGGATGATTGACTGTGGCGCTGGAGGGTCAACAAGATCGTGCATCTGGAAAATGCGCTTACCGCTGGCGTCAACGAGGTCTACAAGATCTGCGCCCCTGCCAGCGTCAATGATTGACTCGCCAGTGTCTGCGTTGTGCTTGAGGATCAGTGCGCGAGCCTCTTCATTGCCGATGTATTGACTTAAGTCAAAGACAAGTTGACCGTCTTCGTTTGTGTACCAAACACTCGTGTTGATGGAGTCCTGCGATGTTTCCGTCCTCCCTGCCACTGGAAGCGTAAAGATGTCGCCAACAGTCCCAAGCGGGATTGACCCCGCGACAGTCGTAGTCAGGCGAGTATCTGGGACGAAGTAATTCATCACGAAGTCATAACCGCTGACGCCAAGGGTGAGTGTCCCCGCAGCAATATCTACCTTTGACATATCTACGTTGCCCATTTCACGCATATCCTTAAAGAACAGTGCGCGCTCTTCTGGGTCGCTTGGGACTCTGATGTTTAGTACAACCTCCCTGTGAAGATCTGCAACGCGAAGCGTCAGATCCTGTACTGGAATGTACTTGCCAATGAACGCAAAAGAAGTTTTGTACAGGTAGGGATGGATCGGGTTGTCGTCGCCATATTCAAAGCCCTGATTCTGGTCTGGGGTTCCGATTGGGATAGTGATTGTCTGGTCTGATGGCGTTCTGCCAATTCCATACCCCTGTGCATCGTCGCTGACAATATCCAGCAGTCCCTTGAGCAGAGCAGAAGATCCGTCCCAGCCACCCTTCTCCTTAAGCAGCAGCGCCCGTGACGCCAGCGCGCTGCCAAGGTCGCCGATAATTCCCTCTGATCCTCGTCGCCCACCGCCAGAAATGAGTTCTGCTGTGTTCGCCCCGATCTTCTTTCCCTCTGCCATGAGTATTCCGCGAACGATGGACTCGCGCACAACCTTTGGCAAGGCGTCCCACTTCTTTCGGTCAAACTGGAGTCTGCCGTTTGCCCAAGGCGGGGTGATGTCTTTGTTTGCACCAAAACCGAAGCCGCCTTCATCAGTTCCCAGCACACGATTCCAGTATTCACGCTGGTTCTCTTGGTTTTTTCTGTCTGAGCCGACAAGTTCTGACAACTGATCGGCAGATAGATCCCCGATTGACTCGTCTGTTGCAACAATCAGCGGGGTAGGTAGGACTGTCTTCTCAACTTCGTCAGGGTCAATCAGAACCTTTTTCTTATTCTTCAGTGGCTTTTTCCTGTTCAACTCTCCACGCTGTTCCGCAAGCCAGTTCTGGAACTCTGCTGCGTCAACAGAAAGTCGTGGCTGGTGCGTTGCAACACTTGGCAGTGGCTTGAGCAGCGCATTGCGCTCTGCAGTGTTTAGGATCTTTGTGGCGAACCGAATGAATGAAATAAGGCTTGATGGTCGCTGCCTTGTTCGCACATTTCCGATAAGACCGAAACTCTGCTGAATGCCAGCGATGACGTTGAGGGGCGATACCCCACGACTCACCGTGATGGGCTGCGGTGGGGCTGTTGGGTCTGCCGCGCCACTCAGTGCGGGAGTCGTTGCATCCTGATTGACAAAGAATGTGTCTACTGCAGCGTCTGATGGGTCGTAGCCGATGTCGTAATCAAAGCCGTTTGGTGGTACTTCTGGAGCGTAAGAGAACGCCTCACCCCCACCACCTCCAGTCGCAGTGCCAACCATTTCTCCCTGCTGCATCATGGCGAGCATCTCGCCGAATGATCCATCCCCAGCGTCTGGCATTGCGCCAAGGCGATCTGCAATCTCTGGCGGGAATGAAGGCACAACCATGCAACGGCAGTTGACTGCGTGCTTGGCTGGAAGGCTTGGATCTTTCGGGAACTGGGCTGAGAACTCGCCCACCATGAACGACTCGTTGATCGGGATAATCGTCCCATCAAGTGCGGCGTGTTCTGGGCGCGTCCTGTGGTCGCCTACTGCAATCCACTCTTTGTACATGACACCATTTGCGTCAAGCATGTAGGAGCGCTGGTCGGTAGAAAGCCCATAGGGATTTGCTGCGAGCGCTTGGATGCCGCTCATGGCTGCAATGTTGCTCACACGCCCAAACTCTGTTCGGACAATCGCTTCGGCTCGCACTGCAGCAGTAGGGAATGCCCCAATTGGCGTTGCGACAGAAGTCAACCGTGCGATGCTCTCTGCTGGCGTACTGAGTGCCAGTGAGTTTCTCAAGATCTCTGCCTTAACCGCCTTTTTGAGCGCTCCAACCTGATCAACGATGAGGTCTGGCACAAAAGAAACAGCAATGTCTACTGATCTGGCGTCAATGGCGACTAGCCCACGCCCCTGATTTGTAGAGCGACCAATTTCTGGTCTGGCGGAGTCGGTTGACCTGCTCAGTTTGCTGGCTGCCTTGGAAACTTCGGTGTTGATTTTGTCGGCTTGCTGCTGCGGCATGCCCTTGGACAGAATCTTGACTTCCTCTGCTGCTGCCCGTGCAATGGTGAGCAGTTTGCTGCGAAGTTCCCCATCCAGACGCTCCAGTGCCGCCAGTTGCTGCTGTGCGCGGCGTACGCGCCACTCAGGGGCTTGATTTGCCTGAATATCAGCGAGGATGGCTGCGACCTCTGTTTGAGCCGCATTCATGGCTGTTTGGATCTTTGCTACGGCATCAGACTCAATGGTGATTTGGTTCTGGGCGCGTCGCAAGAGAGACTCTGCCCATGTGGAGCGAGCCTTAGACGTCTGCCAATTCTGGCGCTGGTTTTCGGTCTGGCTTGGCAAGGATTATTACTCCCCTTGCGGTCTTGTCGTCACCTGCTGTACGGGCGTCTTTTTAGGCTGCTGGGGCTGCGTTTGATCAAATACAGTAGAAAGGCTTGGTTGTTGATTTTGCACCTCTGTAGCAGCCTTTGCAGCCTCCTCTTCAATCATCTCCAATTCCTTCTCTGGCTCCAACTCAATGCCCAACTGCCCAGCAATGCTGAGGAACAACTTGCGCGCTGAGTCCTCTGAGATAAACTTTGAGTCCTTTGCTGCGGTGAGAGCGCCCATCAGTTGCGGCAATGCTGCGGCAATTCCCTTGGTGTCTTCCACGCTTGGATCTGGCAAGGTCACCGTCACTGTGCGATCTATGCCCTTTGGCAGTCGCCCCGCTTCAATCGCCTTGGCAATGACATACTGCGCGATGTCCTCAAACACTGCTCCAACGAGTCGCTGTCGCGCTGTGATCATGCGGTAGGTTGGGTCGCCCTGTGCAGCAAGTGTGGCGCGGTTTGCTGAATCACCATCTGCAAACCAGCCCTCTGGTACGCCCGCCCCTCCTAGGATCAGATTCTTGATCAGGCGGCTAATGGTCTCTGTCTCTGCCGCACCCAGTGCTGGAGATACCGCTTGCCATGTTTCGTAGTCGTTGTGGACACGAACTGTGCCAGCCTTCGGTGCAGAAGAGTGCATCTTTGCCCATTCGCCCACTTGGTCAGCGTCGGCGCTTTTCAGTGTGACATCCCAAATAAACGAGTTCATGAGGGAGGCGCGATCCAGCGCATTGAACATTACTTGGTCGTAGCCGTCAATCCAGTCGGCAAGCGCCAATGAGTCTGGCGTTCCACGAGTTGCACCTACTGGGCGATTGATAAAGTACGCAAACACCTCGCCCTCAAACTCTAAGCCAGCCTTTGTTGCGGTTGACTGAATAATCGGGATCTCCTCAACCCCACCAGCCATACGCTTGCTGAAGAGTTCAATGCTCTGGTCAACAAATGCGTTTTCTGGGTTCTTAAGAACTCCTCGCACGCGGTCTGGGTCAATGTAGCCAAGCATGACCTTACCGTTCTCGTCGTAGGCTCGCAGGAATAGTTCCCCGTTCACTGCAAGATCCACCACAAGATCACGATGGCGTAGGTTCATCTTCATGGTCGGATCGTTCCAGAATTCGTTAATGATCTCCTGAACATCCTCGTCTACAGCATTGAAGGTGAGTCCATCGCCCACCACAAAGTCTGCAGTCATCTCAACCAATCGGCGTGCAAGTGGGTTTTGGCGATGCAGGTAGCGGGCAACCGTGCGGGCGCGCTCCTGAGTAATCGGGCTAAGGTCTCGTGTTTCCCCAGTTAGTCGCCTGTAAAGGTGGTCGTCTGTATCAATGAGTCCAAGGATCGGCTCAGATACGCCCTCACGAAGTACCCGAATTGCCTTGCCTACGCGCTGCCTAAAACTTGCCATCTCTCTCCTAACCACGCGCCAAGAGGCGCGGTCTCTGAATCTCGTTGCTAGATCCTACCCTGTGTGGACGTACTGTGGAAGGAATTGAAGCGGAGCCAGCAATGTACAGGCGAGCCAATTCGTTGACTGCACCAGAAATAGCGTCTACTTGGTCATCGTGTGCGCCCTGTGGGAAAGAGTAGCACTCTGAAATCAAGGCGCTATTCCACGTTCCCCGCACAAGTGACACATTTCCCTTGTTTGCTTGGGCTGCAAAAGCACGCGCTCTTACGTCTTTTGCCCCCGTTACCCTTGCCCCCTTGAAGTCGTAGCCGTACAGGATCTTTCTGGCGTAATGGTCAATTGCCATAACCCCTGATGCTCCCCCCTCCTGCTCCATTCGGATGGCTGTGCCACGAGGGTCTTCTGCAGCGCACCTAGCGATCAATGCCTCAATCTTGTCGGGTCGCTCCCTTACCCTCTTCATGTCGCCGATCACTGTGAGTCCCGTTTTCGCACTCCTGCCCACAAGCGCCCCTGCTGTGTAGTCAGGGTCTCTGCCCTGTTTAGCCTCTGTTGCAGCCAAGTCCCAGTAGCGCACCCAGCGATACTCGTCCCAGTCCAGATCGTCAACGTACTTGGTCAGTGATTCAGGGTTGAAGAAATCCCCGCTTGGCGTAATAGTCCACGAGCCATCCACAAGTTGCGCTCTCAGCACATCGTCCAATTCGTTGAGCGAGCGCATATATTCCTCTTGGTCTAGGTGTGGGTTGTCAGTAAGTTTGGCTGGGACAAAGATACGAGCCTCGCCACTATGGTCACGCGGAACAATCAACTTGCCAGTACGCTCGTCAATCTTTGGGATGAAACGGCTATATACCCAGTCATGCCCTAGCCCGTTTGGGTTAGAAGCCGCCCTCATGCGTGGTGTTGCCTCAAATGCCTTGAGCCGTCGTAGTCGGCTGGTAAGGAACATATACTGCGATTCGGTGAACTGGGTTAACTCGTCAAAGCCGATGTACTGGAAGGCAGCACCTTGGTAGCGATACTTGTCGTTTTCGTTCTCAAGGTGACCAAATACCAGCGTTGAGCCGTTTGCCCACCGAAACTCTCTGCGGTCGCCATTCCAGCGTGCCTCTGGCGTACCCTGTAGCCAACGCCTAGCCCTGTCCATGATGGCATCGGGCAAAGATAGGTCTTTGTAGGTTCGGCGCAGCAGGATGGCGCTGTAGTTCGGAATATGGATGTGCTGCAGGGCAGCCATCAGCAAAGCGTCAGACTTGCCTCCACCAGCAGCCCCACCATAAAGCGCCTCTCTGTTGCCTAGGCTAAGAAATACCGCCTGTGGCACTTCTGGCTTGTGAGGCACACAATCAGGTAGTTTCGGGTTCAGTATCTCCAGTAGAGAGGATCGTTCCCTCTGGTCTAGCGACGATACCCAATTGCTCCAGTAGTCCAAGGGCTGCTGATAGCCTTCGCTGCTCTTCTGCTGGGTCTCCAACTGATTTCACCTCAATAGCCTTGCCATCTACGCCTGAGAACTCAATGCCTTCACGCTTACGCCACTCATTCGGGAACCTACGCTCTAGAATCCAAGCGGCTGCTTGCCATGATCGCTCATTCTCTGCTGCTGTGGCAACCCTAGACAGGAACCGCATCTCTGCAAATGCTTCTGCTTTTTCTATAGCGTCGGAAAATGTGGGATCTAGCCTCATCCACTCGTGCAGTGTATCCCTGTGGATGCCAGCCAATGCAGCAGATCTTTGGCGTGAAGCACCTGCACGCAGTGACTGTAGCAAAGCCTCTACGCGCTGCTCAGTCTTCTTTGTTGGTCTACCCGCCTCTGAAGGAACAATGATCTCATCAGTCATATAGCCACCTTACACCCTAAACCTGAGTTTTGTTACAAATATGCCCCTGTATGCACAACGGAGACAAGAGTTTAATCCATTGTCAATACATAGACACAAGCCGCGCAGCGCAAATCGGTTTTTTATTTTTGGCGAACTTCTTTGCGGTAGTAGGCAAGTGTCTGCCCGTCCAGAAACCAGTCTCTCCCGTGCTTCTTGCCCTTGATGCGCTTCTTGTGCAACTGCACCCTAAGCGTGGTTGGGCTAATGCCAAGCAACTCTGCCGCCTGACGAAGCGTGTATTCCTTTGTGCTGCTGTCTTTCAATTGACTAGTCCCTTCTTTCCTGTGCCTGTTGGGGCATCCTCGCCCCTGTTCTTTTTGCGAATCGCTGAGATTCTGTGAAGCCTCTCAATAATCCTCGTTGCCGTCTCGTCCGTTATGCCCTTGGACACCATCCCGCTTTTAAGGTCTTCCTCAAAGGTTTGCGAGATAAAGGCGCTAAGGAACATCTGGTCAAACTCCTCATCTCCTATATATTGGCTCCCGATGAGCGAGGTCAGCGCAGCAATAGCGAGGTCGCAGCGCCTTTCGGATAGCGCGTAGGGGTCTTTGTCCTCCTCGCCATCTACGCCAATGACCACTACCCGCCCAGCAACTGGGGCGACCACAATCGGGTTAACCCCCTGCTGCATGCCAATTGCCGCCCTGCGAATGATGGTGGCAAACGAGTTCAGGTGAGAGGCTGTCTTCTTGCCCGCCACGATCTTGCCGTGGTCTGGCGCTTCCGCGTCAATCCAGAAGCCAACAGAGAATGACATCTTCTCTGGGTCTTCCAGCAACATAGAGCCTATTGCCTCTGCGCTGCGAACACGCGGATAGCGAAAGTCCTCCTCGCCCAGCAGTTTACAGATCTGCTCGTCAAGATCGTCGTCGTTCAGTTCATGGCGCTCAAAGTCATATGAGGTCACTTCCGAAAACATCAACACTGGCTTTATGACAATTGCGTAGTACTTTCTGCTCATCGTGGATTCTCCATTGATCCCCAAACGAGCATCACATAGAGCGCAATCAATACCCAGAATGCTGCTATCGTGCTTTCCACAAGTTCCCTCCTAGCGTATTTCCATTGATATTTAAACTCTGCGATCAGTTCCTTTACGTCTTCCATGTCAGCCCCACGCCTTTGGATCAAGGACGATCTCCCTGACCTGTGCTGCGAGGTCGTAGACCTTTACGCACTCCAGACCATTCTCGCCACCTAGTGCCATCCCCGCCTTGGCGTTTGGGATGTCGCTGATATAGGTGTCGCCCATGTCCCAGCCGCCGTAAGTGTGTGGAGACTGCACGGCGCATAGCCATCGTGCGTATTCATTCTTCTTCTCTCCGTCTGGGCTTTGGTAGCGCTTTAGCACGCGCCACTCCCAATTGCCCGCGTAGAAGATTGCATACGGATTCTCAATATCTCGTGTCTTAGCCTGTAGGTTCTTCACTTGACTCCTCCTCCATACTTCACAATGTGTTCCGCGCAGTAAACCTGCGCGCATTCCGCGTGGCACTTGTACGCCTCGCTTACTTTCATGGTGATCCCGCAGTAATCGCACTGCGCCCTGTTGAGTTCCTGCTGTAGTAACTTCCTCTTGTTCATGTTCTCAATGTCCAAAGCCTTGAACACTCCCATTGGTTTTCCTCCTCCTGCGGGGACAGCCCCCGCTTCCACAGAAAGCATAAACCCTAGCGTTTCCACTGTCAAGCCCCAGTTTCCAGACGCTCCGCCAGCCCCGCTGGGAGACCTGCATCCAGAATGTCCTGCTGCGCTCCCCGAATGTCGTACTCCACACGGTGGATCTGACGTGTAACAATCCCATCTGCATTGACTCGCAGCGAGAGCCATGAGGCTCGCGGGTCGTAATCCCGTGGCTGACCTGTGCTACCCGCGTTCATCCATGCACCAGCCGCTGGCACTTCCAGCATGTTGGGCTTGAGCGCAGCCGTTGTGTACGGTGAATAGATCCAGCCAAGACCCATCCTGTCCTGAAAATCCTGATCGCTCATATCAATTTGCTCTGGGGCTATGGCAGAAATTCGGCGATAGATCTCAGCCGCCTGATGCGTATGACCGTACAGACCAAAGTCTGCGTCAAACTCTTCCAGCGCCTTGAATGCGTCGCCCGCAACGTGTGCTGACATGTACTCCCACATCGGCGCTCGCGGGCTGCCGTGAACAAGGAGCGCATGTTCGTCGCCGATTGCCATGCGCGCCATTGGTCGCAGGTTGTACAGGTAATCGCGTGTCCTGTCGGTAATAATATCCTTCGTCCACAGGATTGCAGCGCGAGCGTCTAGGTTAAAGTTAAGCGCACCGCTAAAATCCTTGATTGCCTCCTCGTCATGGTTGCCAAGAATTCCGCGAGCGCTGACCCTACGCAGCATGTCGCAGACCTCGTTTGGTCGTGCGCCGTAGCCGACAAGATCGCCCGTGTGCCAGATCTGATCTGGGTTAAACTTGGCGATGTCCTCTAGTACTGCCCCAAGCCCCTGAATGTTTGCGTGAACATCGCTGATCACTGCAACCGTGTTAATTCGTTCAGTCATTTAGTTCCTCCATCTTCTCCCAGTTAACTTCCCCGTCGGGGCTAATCAATCCATCCAAGATCATCTGATGAGCCGTTCGCCCATATGATCCTTGCAACTTCCAAGCCGCTCCTGTCTTGATAAGATAGGAAAACATCTTGATCGTTTCCTGCAGCGACAGGTTGCCCTCCTCGTAGCGGATGATCGCATCCACCATATTAATTCCACCGATTGCCATAATCAATTGTCCTCCGCATATCCATCAAACCATTCGCCGTATTTTGCAAAGATGGCTCGTGCCTTCTTGCTCTTGCATGTACTGCTGCTGGTCTCTGGGTCTTTGCACCAAGCCTGTGCCTCTTCCAAGGTCAGCCCGCGCTTTATGGTTTTCTCTGGATAATCCTCATAAAACATTCGCACAATTTTGAATTTCTGCTCTGTCATATTCACTCCTTCCCCCCTGCGAGGGTCGCCCAGTCAATTTTTCCTGCGCCTAGCAGGATTGACGCTGGGTCAATGTTGTAGCCGTAAGCCACAAACTGAGCCATGCCCTCCTCTTGCCCGCAGTCGCTGCACACCATGGTGGTGTTGTCGTAGCGAGAAAGCGCTCCTCTGGCTGCGTCAAAGTTATTGCTGCAACCATTGCACTGCTGAATTGCTACTGCCATGATCCCTCCTCTGTCTGGCTGGGTTTCCTCTCCCAGTCGCTGATGCGAGTATAAACGATAGCGTTCCCTGTGTCAACCCTCAGCCATAAACCAACTCCCCAAAGATTGCGTACTGGATAATGACCTCACCGCCAGTAGCATCCATGTCAACCTCTCCGTCGCGTGCGTTATACAAATGCGGATGCTTGGCAAACGCTAGAGCAAACCCGCGCTCAAGATCCGCCTTGCGAACTTTGAACCAGTCGTTTGGGTCTCGTGTTGGCTCGCCGTTATCCTCATCCTCCTTGACCTCAACATACACATAGTCATCAGGGAGATCCTTGAGTTTCTCCCCTTCGTATCGCTCAGTTGATGCAAGCGGGTCTTTCTCGTACCAGTCACTCCAATTGTAATTCTGGCACTCGCCCCAGTAATTGATACCGCCCTCAATTGCACAGTGGAGAATATCAACGAGATCCTTTTTCTCTAGTTCTACTTGTACGATCTTCACTTTGCCTCCTCCTTAGTATCTACAGTCATCCCGCCAAGCGGATGCTTCTTTACTATCCCAGCACCTGCGTACTGCTCATAAAATGCGTGCCAGATTTCCTTGTCTGACTTTCTCACCCAAACGCTGCACCCTGCGGCAAACACATTGCTGGTCGGATCTGCAACAAGCGCCACCTCAAACGGCAGGATTGACTCCTTGTGCATTTCCTGCAATTCACCGCCAAGGCTGACGATTTCCGTCTGCTCTCCCCAAAGGAAGAGACCGTCCGCAGCCTCAAACCACTCGTAACCAAGCGTTGTCACTGCGTGACCTCGCCAAGCATCAGTCCTGATCCAGTTGCGCGTGATGCCTTCGCTCTCGCTCTTGTTGAGATCCTCGTAGTATTCCCCATCAACGATCCAGTTCTCAGACACCTTGACCGAAACTGGCTTCTCGCCATTTCGTAAATAGGTGATGGTGCTGGCGTGTTCAATATCGGATTCAAAACATCCCCAGCAGAATTCGCCGTTGGATTTATCTGACCAGCGACCGCCGTCGCCTTCGTTGTCAATGTCGGACTCGCATCCCACGCACTTCGTGATTGGCGAATCTACCGATCCAAGTTCTTCCATGTTTCCTCCTCCTATACGGTTCCTCAACCGATTGATTGCATCCTAAACCCTAGCGTTGCGGATGTCAATAGTCTGCATCCTCTCCGTAGAACAAGCGATGTGCTGCAACGTAATCACCAGTCGCCTCAAGATCCTTGATGTCTTGAAGTTGGCGAGAGATCAATTCCTGCTCACCGATTCTGGTAAGCGCCGCTGCATACTGGTAGCCCAGCGGGAACTTCTCTAGCACCTTTTCAACTGCCGACCACCGCGCTGCGCGTCGCTGGCATCCGCCGCACTCGTTTCCGTCGTAGCACGCTTCGTGGCACATGCAGTCATATGGAAAGCAGCATTCCTGCCGATCCTGCTGACCTTGGATATATTCCATGAGACTGTCCGCCTCCTCCTGCGTCAGTCGCTGCCAGTTCTTTGTGTTCTCTGGGATTCCTACAATTTCTCGTGCTTCACTTAACTGCATAATTCCCCCTATTAATTGACTACGCTGGCAGACCTGAGAAGTTGTGCCACCTTATTGACAAACTCCCTGTCTGTTAGTTGACCTGTGATCCACTGCCTGTGGAGTTCACCGATCTGCAATGCGAGATCCTCCATCGCCATGCTGTTTCCTCCTCTGCGTCGGGTTTCCTCTCCCGATCCCTGCGACTATAAACCCCAGCGTTGGCTGTGTCAACCCTTTATTTTTCTGGAAGTGTTACATCCTCTTGCTGAACCTTGATCCTCATTCGGCGGGCGGCAGCCTTGGCTCCATTTGGCTTGTACAGGATCTCATCCTCAACCAGCCCGATCTGTTCCGTCGGATCAAGCCACCGCTTGCCCAGTTTAAACAGGGTCTTGTAGAAATCGGTGTCGTGACCGCTTTTCCATGACAGCCCGTGCGCGATCTCATGCAGCAGAATCCTGCGCCCAGCCCCGCCCTTGCTTGGGGCTGTGATGTGGCGCTTCGCCCAGCAGACTCCACCATCTGATTTTCGGAACTTGATGCTGGTCGGGTAGTAGCCTGTCGTCCTGTGGATTCCCCTGACCACCTTGCCCACCCACTCCAAATGCTCGCTGGAGACCTGACCTCCGACCCACGTCGCCTTGTCGCCTTTGACGAGGAAGATGCTTTGTCGGTGCTTGTCGCACACCCGCTTTCCGTAGCGTAGCCGCCCACGAGCGGCGCGGGCGCAGCGGGCTTCAAGCAGTCGCCATTGGCAGCGGGGGGCAGTGGGCATAAGTCGCATCTTAGCCGCTTGTCGCGCCCGCTGGCGTATCAGTTTGCGGAACTTATTAAGTTGATTATTGTGGATGGCACACAGTGCCAGTTTCTGATCTACATATTCTGGGAAGTTGTAAAGGTTGACTGTCTTAACGAACTTGGCAGATCGCTTGCAGCCGTTCTCCCCGTTGTGCAGCAGCCAGAACTGCGGGAGGGGATGCGCCCCTCCCTGACAGTCGGCGGTCACTTTCGCCCCTTCTTCTTTCGTGGCGAGTAGCACTTGGGGCAGTGGGCGAGTAGCCCACCAGCCTCGTTCTGAGTGACGATCATGTATCCGTGGCGTATCCCGCCAACTGGACACAGATTCCAAAAGTTGTACATATGCCCTCCTCTCTTAAAACCTAAGTCGCTTTTGGAGTTCCGACATATCCAAGTCGGTTGTTGGTTGCGCCTTTGGCGCTGGCTTTGGGGCTTTCCCCTTTTCCTCCTTGGCTCGCCTTTTGGCGACTGCCGCGTTGGTTCGGTCGGCATGTGCCGCCACCGACGCGAAGGCTTTATCCCAGTTGAAGGATTTCTTCTTCATGGTCACCTCCTCCTTGGCGGATTTCCTCTTCCGCTCTGCCATAAGTATAAAACATGACAACCTGTTTGTCAAGTCGTGCGTAAACTGGTAGGTTTGTTACAAAAATAAGTCCCCCCACGGAGCGACCGTGGGGGGCGAAGCCTGTAGGGGAGGAACTCCCACAGGCGAAGTCAACGCCATTACGAGGGCTTGGATGCGCCCTTCTGTTCGGCTGAGAGCGAGTGTAGCCCATCCCTTGTGAGTTGTGCGTGCTTTTCTTTGTTGGCGGGAATTGCAAAATACGCTTTGCTGCGAGCGGATGCGCTGGCTCGTGATTCATCAGTTTTTTGCGCGGTGTTGTGGCGCTCCGCAACAATCAGTCCGCCCTTGATCATCGGCGTGAATGGTCTCAGCGGACAGGATGGGATTCTGCACACGCCATCGTCCACACACTCCCTGCAAAACGCGGTGATCGCCGCTTGCATTGAATTTACCTTCGCGTCTGGCTTTTTCTTTGTGCCAATCTTGCGCGACAGGCGAGCGCAGTCGTAAGAGCAATACGAGCGGCGGAGATTGCTGGCAACAAATGTTTTCTTGCAATACGGGTTAAGGCACATTCTGGTTCTCGCCTTTACCGTCAGCGACAGAAGTTTCGGCTCGTCGCACATCAGCGAGAGAAGCGAGGCGTTTTCTGGGCTAGGCATAACTGCGCCAAGTAGCCAGAAATTAATAGTTGTTCGTGTCACCTTGAGTTGGCGCTCTAGTCGGCGCTTGGTAATCCCTCGCCTCCGCATGCTTTCGGAGAGCAAAGCGCCAAACTGTGTTTGGTGGTGGTTTGGCGTGGTCATCGCCCAAACGCTAGGCGTATCTCTTTGATGGTCACGTTAATCGCCCCCAAGTGCATAGGAGCCAACTGGCTAAACGCGGCTGGACTTAGGTCAATTGCCCGTCGGTTGGTCGCAGCCCACCTCTTAGCCTTGAGCGCGTTACGCGCCCCGTGGCAGTAGTCGCGCACTAGCACCCTGACGCAGTTAGTCGTGCCGACCCTGCACACGCGAACCCAGTAAGGGGTATCGCCGAATCTAAAACTCCCGACAGCCGCATACATAATTTTTTCCCCTGTGCTGTACGGGTTACAAGAATTCCTATAGCCACCGTAGCAGAACTTTTCTCCCTGCGGATGTGTGCTGCCATACCAAGTAGCCGTGCCTTTAGTTGGAATTCCGTGCGGGGTAAGGGGCGGAGCGTCAGGCGGCGGGGTGACAGCCACCGTCATGACGGATAGCGCGAGCAGCGCCGCGATCAAGACTCACCCAAAAAGATCGTCGCACCCTCTGGGCGGTCTTCGTCGGCGTACATTTTGTGAGCGACTACGGTTATCACCTGTGCATCGTCGTTCCAAACATGGGCGCTTGTCAAGGCGTCAAGTACAGACCGCACCATTTTGTCTAGGTCTGGCTTCACCGTGGGCTGCGCCCTCTTCACGGATTTCGGCTTGTGCAAGTAAAACTCAATGACGACGGCGACCGCCTTTTCAAGCGGCGGCTTGCCCCCCCACTGATGCCGCGCCTCCCACTCAACCAGCGCCCTCCACGGTTTTAGGTTCTTATTGGCGCTCGTAATGATTGGCTTGCCGTTGACGACAAACGCACGCGATGAGCCTTGCGGCTCAGGCTTACCAAGAACTTTGATTTGGTGCATATGTCTCCGCAGTTGCCGATATGTGTCGTATCCACTTTTGCCTGTATATATCCATGATTTCTAGTTGGTCACCGTGAAACGATATTGACGCTGGTCTTATCGTCCTTGCCTTGCGCTGCGTCTTCACCAGCCAGCCGCGATTGATCAGCACCAACACCCTGCGCTGCGCTGCGGACACAGTTATCTGCATCGCTTCCGCGATGTCACGCACGCTAGGGCTGCTGCCAAAAAACATCCGATAAGCACTGATGTAGGCAAACGTGTTCTCGTATCTAAACTGCTCATCTGCCCCAAGGTCAATCATCGCCTCTATCCCCTTTGGGGTCATCATTGTTGGCAAATGCCCGTCAATGATGTTCATAGCAGGTCAGAGAACGCCCGCGTCAAGTCTGCCTTGAGCGGGTAGATGTCAAAGATGTTCTGCTCGCGATTCTGAAGTCGCCGCGTCATCACCGTTGGGATTCCGCGATACTTTTCGTCGCTGGTCTCGTCAATTTCCCAGCGATACACGTTGCCAAACTCGTCCTCAACAACAAAGTTTCCGCCAATGGCATTCTGCTCCCCGCTCACCACCCGAACCGCCAACCTGTGTGGCTGTCGTGGGTTCCATCGTCCGCTTTCCGTGTATTCACCGTGATTGCAGCAGTTTCCCTCGCTGCAGCCGATGCACGCGCACCATTCACAACTCTTAATGTCTGTCATGACCCTAACCTCCGTAATACGCTCCCGATGCTCTCAGAAGTGCGATAACTCCCTTTGGTTTCCTGCTTTATAACCATGGATGTTTGTCCGTCTGTCTGTACGTCCGTACGTCTGTCTGTAGCCACGCTTGAGTCACTGTTATCGGTGACGATAGGGTGACGTTTGCGTGACGCTGGCGTGATTGCGTTCATTGGCGGCTGGTACTCATCCCAGTTTGCCACCACCCAGCCCCCCGCCAAGCCTGTGATCACCACCCCAAGGGACTTGAACCCGTCGGCGATCACATCAACCTCGCTTTGACTGACACTTACGGCTGGCGAACTAATCGCCACACGCAAATCCAAGTCGTCGCCAATTACGCCATCGTTCTGACACGCACGAGCCAAAAGGCTAAACCATGCAACTACGCCGTTTGCCCCAAACTCCATGCCAATCCTGCGGATCTTGGTGTTGCTGTCCCAATCGCGATCAACCCGCATCCATTGCCGACTCGTTCTGCTCACATCTTCCTCCAAACTGACTGCT